GTGAAGGGCCAGCCTGGTATCTGCTCGATGTCAGCCGGGCGATCAAACCGATCATCTTCCAACTGCGCCGCAAGTACGACCTCAAAGCGATGACCAGCATGGACGACGAAAACGTCTTCATGCGCGATGAATACCGCTATGGCGTCGATGCCCGTGCGAACGTCGGTTTCGGTTTCTGGCAGTTTGCGTTCTGCTCGAAAGCACCCCTTAACGCCGAAAACTATGCCGCAGCGCGTGCAGCCATGAAGGGGTTCCATGCTGATGGCGGTCGCCCGCTCGGCGTTAACCCTGGCCTGTTGGTGGTGCCATCCCCGCTGGAAGGCGCTGCGCGCAAGCTCCTGGTCAAGGATGCCAACAGCGGCAACGAATGGGCAGGCACCGCCGAAATCCTGGCGCCGAGCTGGCTGGGATAAGGGGGCGTTATGACCATCGTTATCACCTCAAAGCGCGACGGCTTCCGTCGTTGCGGGATTGCCCACCCTGGCAAGCCGACTTTTTACCCGGACGACTTCTTCACGGATGAACAACTTGAGGCGCTTGGGAAAGAGCCTCAATTGATCCTCGCCTATGCGGGGGAAGCATTCGACCAGGTAAAGGACGTGCTCGATGACACCGCCTCGCAAACCGCGTCACCGGAAACGCCCGATGCCATTCCAGGCGCCCAGCCGCAAGCGCCTGAAACAGTCGTTACGCCAATGGTTGCTCCTATGGTCATCGTCGGACCCGCCGACCAAACCAACAGCGAACCTGGACCTGACTTTGTGGGACCAGCCCTGGATCTTTCCGAGAGTGATATCGGCCCTGTGACGGACCAAGACAACACCGTGCCGCCTGCACTGCCGACTCCCGCTCCCGTGGATAAGCCTGCGAAACCCCGCACTACCAAGGCAAAGGAAGCCGGTAAATGAACCTTTCGCTGCCGTCCGCCAGCCAGCTCCTGATCCGATTTGGCGCCCGCGATATCACAGAAGTGGCCGTCCCGGACACCGAGCGTGTTATCGAGCCTGCGCTGGTCGTGGCGGCTGCCGATGGTTCGCCCCTGGACGATTGGCCGCCCGAGGATATCGCCATTGCCGTTGCGACCTTGGTCAGGATCGCCGATGCCGTCAAACGGGCGCGTAGTGAGGTCTCGTTTTACCTGCGGTTTCGTGCGGCAGGCGAGGACGCGCCTGCTTGGGTCACGGATGACCTGGCCGAGATCGCTCGTTATCACCTGTACGACGACGCGGGCAAGGAGGATTCGACCGTGCGGGTGCTTTACAAGGACGTGATCAAGCGCCTGGAGACGCTTGCCAGGGAAGACAAGGAGCGTGGTGCATCGGACGGCGGGCAGTCTGGTTTTCAGATCAGCCACCAGCCTCGGCTGATGAGCCGCAATACCTTGAGGGACTTGTAATGGTGGGCGAGCTGGAAGATCTGATCGAGGCGCGGCTCAACGAGTTGAAAGCCCGACTGCCGCGTTTGGTGGTGGAAAGTTACGGCGGCGAACTGAGCGACCCAGACCTTTTGCCTGGCTTGCTCAAGCGCTGCCCGGCAATTTTGGTGATGGTGCCAAAGGCCGTATTCAACCGTAAATCTAACAGCCGTTACGTGGTGTCGATCACCTTCCGCCTGATCATCGCAGCCCGTCACCCACGGGGTGAAAAGGCAACCCGGCGCGGGACTTCGGATAAGGACGTTGGCAGCTACGCACTGTGGGAAGCCTGTATGCACCAGCTCGTCGACTGGCAACCCTGGACGGAACGTGCGGCGATCAAGCCAACCGAGCTTTCCAACCTGGTCAACGGCAAGTTCTCCAGTGACCACCTTTCTGTCCTGGGGCAGTCATTCAACATCGAACTGGATTGGGAAAAACCTATAGAGGCATTGCCCGACTTCCTGGGCATCACCATGGATTACCACACCCCATCGGATAACCCCAACCCGGTGGCAACCGACAACATCGAATTGAGGGACGTGTAATGCACGTTAAAGCTGCACCTGGTCATCGGGTGCCCACGGAAAACGATCCGTACACGTACATCGAAGGGGCCGAGGCAGTCGATGTGCCGGACACCTCTTACTACCGGCGCCGTGTGGCGGCGCAGGAGCTGCTGACCGTGAAGAAACCGCGTGCCAGTGCCAAACAACCCGCACAGGAATCCACTGAATGAGCATCGAATTCGACACGATCCCGGCTTCTATCCGTAAGCCTGGCGTTTACATGGAGTTCAACACCAGTCTGGCACAACGGAATCTGCCGACAAACAAGCAAAGCGTGTGCTTCATCGTTCCTCTGGGCGAAGGGGCAACCTTGGAGGCCAACGTGCCGACGCCGTTCTACAGCGCGCCGGAGGCTAAAGCCCTGTTCGGCGGCACCATCGCTGGAGAAATGGCCGACGCCTTTATCACGGCTTATCGCTACGCCGCCGTCTCGGCCGTGGGCGTGGTCGTTGAGGGTGATGCAGAGCCGGACATCAAGGCCGCACTGGATGCGACCGCGCTGGGCGGATTTACCATCCTGGTCCCGGCCTGGAACAGCACAACGGCACTGACCGCGTTGCGCGAACACATCAAGGTCTACACCAACTCGATGGAGCAGCAAGGCATTATCGGCGTTGCTGCTTTGACCAGTACGCTGTCCGCTGCCACCACCCTGGCTACATCGCTGAACTCCGGCGCGATCAGTCTGGCCGTGTTGCCAGGCACCGCATCAAAAGCACACCAGGTGTCCGCTGCCTATGCCGCGATGATCGCCTCAGAAGAAGATCCGGCGCGGCCGCTGAACACCCTGGTACTGGCCGGGATCAAAGTGCCGCCCATCACCCAGCGCCTTGGACGCACCGAGCAGGAAACCGCTCTGGCGAACGGTGTCACGCCACTAGAAGTTGCGGCCGGTGACGTTATCCAGATCGTCCGCGCCGTGACCACGTACACCAAGTCTGCGGCGGGCGCCACGGACGTGTCGCTGCTGGATCTGACCACCATCCGCACCCTGTATTACATCCGTATGGCGTGCCGCGACCGCATTCGCCTGCGCTTCCCACGCTCCAAGCTTTCAAAGAAAACCCCGGAAGCGGTACGCGGTGAGCTGCTGGACGTGCTGCTCAAGGCGCAGGAGCTGGAGATCGTCGAAGAGGTCGAGGCCAACGCGGCCGGGCTTGTGGTCGAGCGTTCGGCCCAGGACGTAAACCGTCTCAATGCAACCATTCCCGTCGATGTCGTCAACGGCCTGCACGTGTTCGCCGGTCGCATTGACCTGCTCTTGTAAGAGGTGATTTTAGATGGCTGATAACTACGTAGGGCAGATCGTTCTGGAGATCAACGGCACGGACTATGAGGTGACTAGCGTTGAGCCGAGCCTCAAGACTGGGCGCAAAGTGGTCAAGACGATGAACCGCACCGGCCGACCTACCGGCACAGCAAAAGGTATTGAAGAGCACGAGCTGAAAATCTCGGTGGTCATTCCTAAAAGCGGCGAACCGGAGTGGCGTGCATTGATGGATGCCAAGTTGACAATCTATGCCCAGGACGGCGGAGGTAAGCGTGAAACCTGGACGGGTTGCTCCCTGATCGAACTGGGCAGCAAGTACCAGCTTGAAGGTGAAGCCACGCGTGACCTAACCATTGCAGCTCTCAACTACTACACGGAATAACACGATGACCGAACAATCAAGCAAACGCTGGGAAGGATTGAGCATTACCCGCGAACTCAAAATGGGCGTCTATTACTCCGGTTTGCGCCACAAGACCTTTACCTTGCGCGTTCCTGTTGCTGGCGACCTAGTCGCGGCTCAGGAATTGCACCCTGGCGGACCATTCCAGCTAGTCACCTTGGAGGTCTATCGCCGCCAGTTGCTGTCATTGGGCGAAATCCCTAATGAGGCACTGACAACTGATCTGCTCCTGAACGAATTGACTGAAACTGATCTGGCAATCATTGCCGACGCCGACGCGGAGCTTGAAAAAAAGCTCGCGCCGCCGAGCGCGGCAACGCCGACTGGCGACGAATCGAACACGCCTTCGTCCGTCACGGATACCGACTAGAAGAGGTGCAGCGTATGACCAGGGCCGAGATCGATGCACGTATTGATCTCATCATCGGCAAGGTCAAAGGCACCCGCTACGTCAGTCAGCGCCAGCGCAAGGCGCTACCCAAACCCAGGTAACAGGCTCGACACCGGGCCTTTCCTGTTCCTATAAGAACATGTCCGGGAGTACCCCATGAGTTCCGATCTGCGCGTTGCGCTTCGTTTTCAGGCCCATGCGGGCAACAGTCGTCGGGAGATCGAGCAGATCAACCGAGACCTGCGCAAGGCCGGTAAGGAAGGCGCCAAGTCACTAGCCGATGAAAGTTGGAAGGCGTCCTCGGCCATCACCAAGGTCGGCCAGGTCGGCGCCAACAGCTATAAAACCATCCGTAGCGCCATGCGTGAAACCGCGAAGGCAGGCTCCGGTACGCGTATCGAGGTCACTAAGACTTCTGCCGAACTCAAAGAGATGGCCACCGCCGCTCGCAAGGCTGCACGGGATGCCAAAACCGAGCTGATCAGTGCCGATAGACAAGGTGTGCAGCCACTGCGTCAGAGCGTGGACAGGACCGAAACGTCCTTCCGGCGCATGGCTCAAAACAGCGGTCGCAGCCTGCGCACGTTGAAAACCATCGCCATGGGTGTGCGTCAGGAGTTTGATCGCATCAAGGGACTGGGCGGCAGTATGCAGGGTCAATTGGCGGGGCTTGGAGTCGGTATCGGTGTTGTTTCGGGTGTGACTGGCAGTGCGCGACTGGATCGGCAGCTAATCCGAACTCAACAAACCGCAGGCATGAGCGGTGAGCAGCGCGAAGAATGGCGTGATGATCAATGGCGCCTTGCCAAAACCTATGGCATCGAACACGAACAAGTTCAGAGCGGTTTTGACACCTTGGTCGCAAGCGGCCTTTCCTACGACAAAGCGAAGATAAGTACCGAGGCTATTGCTCAGTCAACGGCGGTCACAGGTGCCGACTCCGGGATATTGGCGAAAGCTCTGGTTACCGGTGCCAGCGCGTTTGACATCGACTTGGCAAAACCAGAAGCGGCGTTAGACCTGTTGCAAAAAATGGTTGTTGCCGGGCGACTCGGTAATGCTGAACTGGAAAACCTTTCAAGCATCTTCCCTAAAGTGGGGGCAGACTCAAAGAAAGCCGGGATGAGCTTGGCTCAGTCACTTTCATTTGTTGAAACCCTGTCTTTGATTGAGCTGGAACCTGATCGATTGGGGACACTTGCTCAGTCTACTTTGCGAGCATTCACCAACAACACTTACCGGGAGAATGTCACCAAAACAACGGGCGTAGACTTCTTCGGAAAACAAGGGGAAACCCGTAATACGCAAGATGTTTTCTTGGATCTTAAAAGGAAATACGGCGCCCTTAAAACTGACCGGGATCGGGCAAAGTTCATGGGAGTGGTTTTCGGGAAGATGGACCAGGACACCCAAAAAGGTGTTAACGCCTTCATGACAGGCAATCGACTGGAGCAGTTCGCATCAAGTACCGGCGATATCAACAATGCAAAAGGAGTTATTGAAAAAGACCTGGCCGACAACCTCAGTAGCTCAACTGCCGTTGGCTCTCGAATGAAAGCGACTCTCGGCCAAGCCATTGATCGAATGGCGCGACCTCTCAACAAGGGCTTTGCGGACCTTGGCAGCTATCTGCTGGATGACCTGAATTTATCCGGCGAGCAAATGCTCGCTGGTGGTGCTGCGCTCGGTGTCGGCGGCTATTACGCCGGGCGCGGTGCCAAAGCTGGCGCGGGCGCTTTGCTCAACAAATTCATGGGCGGTCCTGAAACACTGAAAGGCATTGCCGTGGGCAAGGTACTGGAGGAAGCCACGGGCGTTACATCAGTGTTTGTTACCAACTGGCCTGCGGGTGCTGCTCTTGGCGCTGCTGGTGGGCCAGACCTGCCGAACGGCTCAAGCTCCAGCAAGGGCAAGGGAAAGCCCGGCGGTTTTATCACACCATGGCTGGCTCCCATGGCTTTGGGAGCAACTGCCACCCAGATCGGCGGGGCAAGTGCGACGGCCACGGACGAAGGTCGTTTGGATGCAGCCCAGCGCAGCAAGCTGCTCAACGATGACCAGCGCACATATCAAACTTCGTTCTACCGCAACCGTATGGCCCTGGCCGACAAGAATCCAGACCAGTCATCGGAATGGCTGTCCTCG